AAGCAGAAAAAGCTTATTATGCTTCCATCGGAAACGATGATCTGGCAGCCTGAGTTCACAGATAAAATACTCTCCAGGAAACCCGGGGCGGTTCATAGTAGGAACAACAGGCATCAGTAACCTCCTATTTTGAATCGGGAGTCAGAATTCATAAAACCTGAGTTAGATAACATTGGCGTCCCACCACTAGATGTACTTCCTTTAGAGAACGGACTCCACGTCCCACCAAACATCTGGTACGCACCGTATGCCTTCAGAGGCGCAGTGAGCAATGTTGTTGCTGCTCCCACATTCCCCTGTTTACGGGCTGAACTGGCTTCTGCTTTATAGTTGGCAGCCTGAACCTGATAACCGTAAGCCTCGCGTTGCGCGTTATTCACCGTCGTCAGCGAATCAAGAGCGCCAAACTGGGCAGTGTCGCCAAATATATCCAGCGCGTTACCGGTAGATAAATCGGCGCCGGTCGCCCCCATTGTCGCCGCTTGAGTACCAAGCCGCTGTCGGGTCTCTCTGCGCCGTTGCTCAGCTTCAGCGTTACCTCTGTTTATTGCATCATTTGCCTGAGCAGTGGCTATATCTGCGTTCGCTTCTGCAACCTTCGAGACATACTTTCCCTGTTGGTACTGGGTGTATGCCTGAATGCCACTCATGGCGAGCATTGCGCCACCAGCAATAACCGGATCGCACATTATTTTCTCTCCATGTGAAATCTGTGGAAATTAAGACCAAGAGCACCATAAGGCGCGGCTTCTTCAAGCCTGAATCCAAGCCAGTGCAGCCATGCTTTGGCAACATGGTTTCGCTCGTCGACGTAGTTTTCCAGGCGCGGATAAACTGCCAGCATCTGCTGCAATACAGGTCGGCAGTGGCGAAGAAATGTCTTCTGATATTTTTCAATACGGCTGGTCCCGACCAGCCAGGGCGTACCATTGCCACCGATCATTGACGCCGGAGATACGCCAAACATGGTTACCAGTTCTCCGTTCGCAAATCCTGACCAGGCCATAGTCGCAGTACGCAGACCAACACGCAGCGCATCTTCGGTAGTCATCAGTGATACCGCATACAGTTCGTCAATATCAGCCTGACGAACATCCGGCAAAATCATCTGAAGATGCTCTTCGGTAGCGGGAATAATTTGAACATCGATCATCAGAATCCCCCAACAGTAAGGCGAGGAATAACGGCAAGAACAGACAGCGGCAACGGGTCAAGCTGACGGATTTTTACACGCCCGTTTTTGCCCCAGTTACTGTCCAGTTTCACTTCTACTTTTCCGGTAGCATCATCAACAGGATCATCGTAGAACTCGAATTCACGCTGTGGATATTCGTACCATTTACCGCCAGGCGTAGTCGCCCAGATGCCGCGACTGGCATTCACAACCAGAGTAACGGATGGGATCACCTGTTTTTTGTCCAGCAGCGTTTCCTGTCCGTTAATGTTGATATCCAGTGTTTCGAATTCAGCAGTTATTGGCAGGCCGATGTGCACTACAGCCCCCGGAGATTCCAGCGTGACGGCACCTCCGGAAACCACTTTCTGTGGTTCCACGTTCGCATCAGAGAGAATGTTTACGGTCTGGCCTTCAAGATGAGACAGGCCTCCAAATGTCCGGCGCGCCATCTGCCAGTTCGTGGTGGCCACATTCCTGAGGGATGGCGGGACGTTCCTGTTAACACGAACCACTACAGCGGTATTACTGGTTACAGAAATAATGTCGCAACGTAATTCTTTTGACACCTCATCGCCAGTATCAGGATCAGTTCCGGTATAAGGGAACTGTAGTTGCGCGCCGACATCACTACTGGTGAAGTACGCACCACCAGAAACACTGATTGTATATTCCGCGCGGTAATCCCATTCGCCAGAACCACCAGTGATGATCATCGTTCTGTCAGACGTATTTCTTCCATCATAGCTAAGGCCAGAATCAACAAAGAAAGCATCTTCATCGCTGGTAAATAAACGGCTGGACAGTCGCTCGATGTATCTCACTGTTTGCCCGTTAACGGTTCGGTTAACGACGAAATACACCGCATCTTCATTGCCTTCGCTGATACTGCATGTGCTTTCATATTTTCCGGTACTGGATTGTGGTGCCCATGCAAAAACCTGCTGATCACGCAAATAGGTCATCACCAGTAATTTACCGTCATCACGGATGCAGAAGGCGCTGGAGTAAGGGACTATTGAGAAGCACCAGTCAACAATGCTGTGCTTCTGAAAAAGATGATTGGCAAGGATAGTAAGGTCGTTCCCCTGATAGCCGTCAACATCGAATGAGTAGGCGAGATCACGGACAACACTGCCTTTCTCCTGGACGAACAGAGCAATATTCGCCACGGCAATTGGTGGGACATTGCTCGAGCCATTTGATCCCTGAGAGCTGAATGCAAATGATGATGGGGTAAGCACTTTGTTCTGGTCGCCAGTGATGACGTACTCACCTCCGGAAGTCAGCGCCACCAGCGAACCAACATCAATCAGGTGACGGATCTCATTAACCTGACGCCCGGCATAGGTGTAGATAATTCTGTCGTCATCCTGCGTAGGATTGCTTTTGCCAAAATCCTTATAATCCCCAGTACGGCTGGCCCAGATAGTCTGAGGGAACGCAGTCGATGCGGCGAAGTAAAGACGTTGTTGATAATAAACAACAGTGCCAGGATAACCATTAACACTGTTCCAGGCATATTTAGCCCATTTATAGCTGGCATTATCCTCGCCAACGACCTGCGAAGGGATATAGGAAATCACCTCGGCAGTTGCAGTAGTGCCGTTTACAGCAGTGATACGGGCAATGCCAAAACCACTGTGCAGATACTCCCACTCAATGCCAGTATCATCATCACCGGATCCGCCCCAGCCATCCCATGATGTGCCTTCTGTATGCGAAGGGCGCAAAGTACCTGTTTTGCCTGCTGTAACGGCGCGATAGTAGTTACTGTCTGCACGGCGAATATCGCCAATCGACGTACTCTTACTGGTTTCCCATACCGGTACTGAATCCACTGCTGGCTGTTCCAGATAGAACAATTTGCCTACCTGCTCCGCGCCAAAAATAGAGGCGCTTGCCGTTAACGTAATTGTCCCGGTGCTGGCGCTGGCATAAACCGTCACTGACTCGTCAATATTGATATCTTCAAATGGTCCGTTCTTCGTTACCACATCAACCAGTTGCCAGTTGTCATGCGCATAGCGACGCAACTCTTTCGGCGGGTATGCCGGATGAACCAGCGTAAGCACGTCGGCGCTTTGCGTGAATTTAATTCGGAACAGATCGGCTTCAGTATATGGCGTGGAAATTTCATAAATAACATTGCTGCTGTTCAGCACCAACGCACCATCTTTGATAACGCGCATGTACTGGTGTCCGAACTCCAGAGCATAAGTCTGAACCGTCGAGAACTGGAACGGGATCAGGCGGCATTTCCGATTTGGATATTTGGCGGCACCGACAAAACGCGTACCAGGTCGATTCTCAACGCCGCCATACTGCCGCACGATAAAGTTATCGCACTTGCGCAATGCCACCTGGTACTTCGCCATGTCAATACGCCCGTACAACGACGGTCCAATCTCACCACCGGCAAAGCTGGGCTGGATCCAACTGATAGCCATCAGGACAACCTCGCAATGGTAAACTCATCAACCGGTGGCTGTGGTTCCTGTGATTCATTCTGGCTATGCGAGCCAGCACTAAGAATCACGCGATTGTACATATTGAGGGCAAACGTACCGAGGTCTGCATTCCCAGTCAGCGCCATGTTAATAGCTGCCGCAAGACGCCAGGCCAACGCCTCCATAAAAATGGCATCAAACATGTTCACATCTGTAACGCGAGAGACATACTTGAGCCATGCCTGAGGCTGGTCTGTGTAGATCAACTTTCCTGTTCCGTCGGTGTCTGCACCAACTTCGTACTGAACGCGCATTGCTGCTGTTGGATTGCGTACACCAGGAAGCATAATTTCAGTAATGCGCAGACAATCGGACGGGTACTGGTATGCGTATTCCCAGTCTGGCGGCGGATTGCTCGTATCTGCAAGCGCCACGCGTTTGGTAGCAAAGTTCCAGTCAAAATCAGAAAGCACAGCATCACGGCAGGCCTCAAAGTGCAGCGAACATTCCCCCGCTTCCTTGCTGGCTTCCGTCAGGCTGTTAATACTGCGGCTGTTGCCAATATTGGACAGCGCACGATTGCAGATCTCTACTACAGAGGCCATAAGTTTCTATACTCCTGCAATAAAGGGGCCGAAGCCCCTTGTCTCATCCGCGAGGCTTACACGCCCAGTTCTTTACGCTTATCTGCGATCTTCTCGCGGAGCGTTTCTGCTTTGGCGTTATGGTGTGGCTTCTCGTTAAAGAGCAATTCGTACTCTTCACGGAGCTTATCCAGTTCACCATCATCTGACACATCGTTGATGATTTTGGTGCTGGTTGCTGCCATAGACACCTTTCCTGCTACCTTTGCTTTTGCCTGTCTGGCTGCATCGTTAACAGGTTCCAGTGCGCTACCAGGCTCACCTTCGTATTCGATTTCTGCCCCCTCCGGCCACAGAGTGTTATGGATATGAGAGAGGCGCAGAACGCGGTATCTTGGTTTCTCACCTGACATCAATATCACCTTAACCAGTTACTTTTGAGCGGATCGGATACGGCGTATTGGCATCAACATCAAGATTGATACCCGCAGTGAATTTGCCGGCCGTTAGTGGGCCAGTTGCGACGGAGTAGTTAACACGCAGATATCGCTGAACACCGGCAGGCACCTTTGCAGAAACAACTCGTTTACCTGCTGTCAGGGTAGCCTTTGCCAGTGCGCCACTATCATAAATAGTGGACCATGAGCTGTTATTCTCACTCGTCTGCAACTGGATGTTTACAGTTGCCTCACCACTTGCCGTGGCGGCTTCGTTAACCAGCACCCAAAACTCAAGCGGATAACCCACGCCGATATCGCGACGGTTTCCATCAATTGGACCGAGATCGATTACGTCAGTAGAAGCCGCGGTATTCGTAACCGCCTGAGCTTCGGAGAACATCAACAGTTTGTCGGTGATCATCTTCTTTCTCCATTAGTGGGTCTGTTACGACCCACAGGTTAATAACAGGCGTTACACCACGCGGGCTTCTGTTTCCAGAAGCGCATCAGTTTCACGGATTGGTACACCACAGAATGAAGTCCACCACTCGCCTTCTGTCTCTTTTACGCTGATCGCCAGAGATGTTTTCTCCAGAGATTGCAGATCAAGAGCCTGGCCTACAGTGCGGTTCATGTAGAACACCGGGCGACCCATGCCACGATTTGGAATGCGATGCAGTGCTTTAACCATCAACTTCGCAATATTTGCGGCAGAGGAAGGTTCTGAAAGATTGCTGACATCGATGTTTGCAATGCGAACAACATAACGCCAGTCACGCAGAGCAAGTCCGTTGTCCCATTTGTAATGGGTACGGTAGCCTTCGTACTTGCCGCCATTAGCATCTTCCAGTGTCACCTGGCCTTTATCTTCCATCTGAATGCCAGCCTTCTGCCCTTTCGGGAAGATGCCATGCACTGTGTTTTCGCCCCACACCACTAACCAGATTGAAGTGTTATCTGTACCCGTGCCACCAGCATCAATGATGTTCTGAGCATTACCCGCAGACAGGCTGGAATAGCGGGAGGACAGTCCCATAAACTGCTGAGGGTTAACGCTGGAATCACCGTAAAACAGCGTCTGCGCCATCGCCTGATTCATCGCTTCAATAAATGCTCGGTCTTCAGACAGGCGGAATTCGGCAGTATTACCGTTCAGATCAGCCAGAGACTTATCGACTTCAGCATAGGTTTCCAGCATGCCAATGGAATCAGTGACCTGCACCGTTGTTGATTTGCTCGGTTGTACGCCATAGTTCAGCAAACGCCAGGTAGCGGAAGGCAAACCAGAACGAATGGTGGTTCGGTGTCCGGTAGGAAGGTTTCCTTCAACAAAAGGCATATCCTGAAGGATTGGGTTGGTTTGACTGAGAAGCTCGATAATCTTATCGACTTTCCCGTTTGGATCGACGCGCTTACCCCAGTCAGCCAGCGTTAGCGCAGTTAAGCCTTTAACAGCCATTGTCATTTCCTCTCTTATTTGCCATAGAGCACTTCGGCCGCACTACGCTGGCCTTCATTACCACCGGTGACCATGCCATCTTCAGACATCGCCTTTCCGATTTTCACGAACGTTTTGACCAGATCAGGGTGATTACCCAGCCCGGTGGTGTTCAGATATTCTTTGAGTTCAGGTGTCCCGAACTGGTCGAGCGCACGCTGTGCGGCGCTAAGGTTAGAAATCAACTTGTCGCCACCGATTTCTTTGTCAGCTTTTACATCCGCAGCCCACTGCTCGGTTGTTTTCTGCCAGGCTTCTGCCTGGCGCTGCTGAACACCTGCCAGAATCTTCGGATAAGCATCAACCAGCTTTTGCGCTTGCTCGTTGGTCAGGTTAAGTTCTCGCGCCACCGGCTCGAATTCCTTCAACGCTTCTGTATCCAGCTCTACGCCTTCGGCAGCCTGAAACTCGTACTTCTCCGGCGCACCATCCGGTTTATCGCCGTCCTTTTTTTCACCCTGCTTATCGCTTTCAGGCTTTTTGTCATCAGCAGGTTTATCGCCATCAGCAACAGGTTGCGGCTTATCACCTTCTTGTTGTGATGGATCACCAACTGGAGCAGGGTTATCACCTGCAGGCGCTGACGGTTCTGACGCAGCCGGAGCTGCTCCACCATCGACTGGTTGCTCATTGCAAAGACGGCGATACAGCAAACGCTCAAATAAATTCATGATCACTCCTGTTCACTGGCCTCTTTGGCCATCTTCAAATACTGTTCAGGGCAATGCGCCATAACGCGCTGAAACAGTTCCAGCGCCAGATTGCATTGCCCCTCATTAAATGCCATTGCCATAGCGTCCATCGGTGAGATAGCGGAAAACACACGGCCTTTCTCCAGCACCGACCAGACAACGCGACGCCCCTGTTCACTGCTCATGACAAAGCGAATGTCATCAATTTCACGCTGTGCCATGTCACGTTGCTTACGGGCGTTTTCTTCTTTCAGTTGATCATCTTCGTAATCTGTCATTGTGATTGCCCACCCTGACCACTAACTGCATTCGCCATAGCTGACAAAACACTCGGATCCGAAGTTTTAGCTTCGCTTAGCGTCTTGGCACCCTGTGCCGCCGCCATCCCCATCGCCATCATTTGTTGCTGCTGTTGTTGCTGTGCCCGTTGCTGGCGAGCCTGCTCAACCTGTTCCTGCGGAACAATGACGGTTGGAGACACTCCGGACATATCAGCGAATGCATCGATCGCCTGATCAACGTTGAGTTTGTCGAGAGCTTCTGGTTTCGCTTGCGCAAGTTGACCAATGAAGTTAACCGTGGACGCCAGACTGGACAGGCCGATAGACTTCTGCGCCTGAGCCATGACGGAAATGTATTCGACCTTCAGGGGCATGCCTTCCATCGCGTCAGGCGGTGGCGGCAGCATGTTTTTGCGCACCATCATCGAGAAAGCGCGGTCAATGAGAGGATTAAGACATTCGTCGTTCAGACGCTCCAGAACCGGCCCCAACATCAGAAGTTTTTCTTCTTTCATTTCGATCACCGCTTCAACAGGCATCGAGCGGGTATTGATGTTCTGCAACATCATGAACAGATCGACAAAGTAGGCGCTGTTAATGATTTGACGAGTGTCCTGAATGTCTGCCACCAAATCTGCTGTACTGGGGTTAACCAGATAAGCAGGCCTGAAGCCATCCTGACCAGTAATCTGATCGATATACGTGATGTCGCCAGGAAGAAGGGAGGCGCGCTGATTCTTGAGGGAAGTCGGAGCAACCATCGGCGGATTGGTGGCTTTATCAATCAACTGCGACTTGCGCTTCTGGAGAAGCTGCAATGCCTTAACAGGTCCAAGCGCCAGCATACCCGGGCATGATGATCCATAAACATCTTCGCCGTTAACTTCCCAGCGCGGAGCCATAATTGGAAACTCATCGAATCCGGACTCACGCAACAACTTGTCGTTATCGCCACCAACCTCGTAATAAACCGATTTGAATGGCTTGTTCTTGCTATCCAGCTTCGATGTATCGCGGTCAATGTTCGGGTAAACCGAATGCATCACTTCGATCCACTTCTCGTAGGTGCCGCTTTCCCACATGCTTTTTACGGATTCGCTGACGTTATTTAGCCCGAACTCCTGAACAAGCTGACGAACAGTCATAGAGAACTTGCGAAAACAGGTGTCAACACTGCCACGAGGTGAGTTAGCCAGGTAGTAACTGCCTATCGGGAATGGCATTGTGCGAATGATGTCCTCGTCATCCTCCAGCACTGCCATTGCACCAGTGCTGTATGTGCCGAGGCTTCCGTATAACTGCGGAAGAGACTGGTAGAGATTCGACTTATTGAACATATCGTTCATGCGGTTCTGAACTGCCTCAAGCCACAACTTAACAGGGCCATAATCCATCATTTCAGGATCTGGCGTAGCCAGGCGAAACCACGGACGCGCGGGGCTTGTGATGCCTGACATCATGCCGCTGGCGAGAGTGCGCGCCGCCATAGTCCCGGTCGAATCAATAATGCGTGTATTGCGCCGATCGTTACGGTTGGCCTCAGAAGTCAGAAAGCGGGAACCACGCGGGTTGATGTAATCACTCAACTCGCGCCAGTGCGGCTCGAACGACTGACGCTCGCTTTCAAGTTGTGCGAACTGTTTGTTCAATCGCTCTTTAGTTGTTTCCGCCATTTCAATGACTCCGGTTACTGACCAAGCAGCGTTTTACCGCTGGTATTAGCGGTTGATGTGTCGCCCTGAGAACCGGTAAGCAGCGTAGAACTACGACCAGCAGCAGCGCGACGGCGACGTGTTTCTTCGTCGCGGGCATCAACAACGGCGGCATCCTGCTCCTGTGGTGCTGCCTGAACTTCTGGTGTTGCAGGCACTGATGGTGAGCTACCCATGCACATATCAATGACTCCGTACGCAATTAAATTATTACCAATTTAACCACATATGATTTATTTATCGTAGAAGGTTGACATTTAACGCGTGAATTATTACCTTTCGGGTAACCAAAGAGCTCATTCCGGTTACTAACCTGACTGGCTTGTCGTTAAATTAAACAGGTGGAGTGAGCTTTTATTTTGAGCAGTACGGCGTATGGCACATGCGCCGATAGCGGTCTGGATACGTTTAAGGGGCACCCTCCCTTGCTCGGGCAAACGAACCAGGTAGCCGGAATGTGCAAGTCGAGCGGTTTTATTCCGCGCACGGGGATTCACCATCCCGGCGATTCGGTGTGACGCCTCGGAAGAGACGAGGGTACAACGATGAGAGCATTTATGGAGCCGCGACAAAGTGTGGCGCCTTAACAGGCTAAGTGCTCTCAGCGTTGTGGCATTAGCTCAGTTGGACAGAGCAACCGCCTTCTAAGCGGTTGGTCGCAGGTTCGAATCCTGCATGCCACGCCAGAATCACGCCTAAGGACCGTGATGCCAGAAGTTCCAGGTGCTTGGCGGTGATGGTTTCCCTTGAAGGACTATCACCGCCCTTTTTACAGCAGGACGCCATTGCGATGACTTCATGCTGTAAACCCGTACAGCCACGGAAGGCATAACTCATTGCTTCCAGTTCGCCCGGTTCGCCGGGCATTTTTTTGCTTGATGACCGCAAATTACCTTAAAGGTATAATCATGAAAAACTTCAAGGTAATTAGCATGTTTGAATCGTTTAAAGAGCTGTTTTTATCTACTGCCAATACTGCCGTGAATCGAGCCAAAAACCCTGTGCTTGGTGCTTTTGTTATGTCCTGGTGCGCCTTCAACTGGAAATCAATTCTTTATCTATTTTTTAGCAAATCAAACATAATAGATAAAATTTCATATATCTCAGATAACAGCACATGGAAAACTGTTATGTTTTATCCATGCTTATCTGTAATTGCTATCTGCTGCCTATTACCATGGGTAAACAATATCATTAACGTATGGCAAGCAAAGCCTCTTGATAATAATGACTCAATCGAAAATCACCTGAAGGCAAGAAAAATCCAGCGTGAAACCAGACTGCAGAGGTTATTGGCTAAAAAAGATGTTACATACGACAAAGTTAAGACTGGCGCGGAAAAAGACATCCAAGAGATGAAAGAAGAGATTATTCGATCAAAGAATAGTATGGGGGAATTGACTGCTGAGTTGAAAGCTAAAGATGACGAATTGAGATCCGCCAGTGCTCAGTTAGCAGCTCTAAATCATTCATTAAAAGAGATATCGGAAACTCTTGGAAGAATGAATGAGGCATATAAGACCCTCCAAAATGATTTCGACGAATACAAACTCAAATACCCTGAAAAATCTCAAATAAAAAGTCTTGCACTTGGCAACGGCCAAACAATTAGCAACTTTTTGGAGCAACACAACTTATCCGGATTAAAATCTGGTAAGCCAGACGTTTTTAATAACTTTGGTGTTCTATCTGGATTATCAGGTTTCGAGGATAAAAATAAAGACTAAGCATATGGATCGTACTCGGTAAGCGCCTTGCCTTGCTGGTTCTGCTGCCCGGGAAGTCGCAGGCGCTTCGACACCGGGAAAGCAAACGTCAGCAGCAGCGCATCGCCTTTACCCGGCGAACGCCCAAGTCGCTCTTTGATATCTTCCTTCGGTTCGATAACGATTTTACCGTCCACTCGAACTTTGTACTCTGCCGCCGACAGGTCGTCTGCAGTTTCCTGGTCATCCAGCATGCCGCCCAGCCTCAGCCATGTCTTACATGAGTTGAACATCTCCCCACGCTTGTTGAGCATCTGCGGGTCAGTAGACGCGCCACCGAACGGAACAAGTTGCCATGTACGACCCCAGCCGTCACCGATTGACTTCAGACCAGTTCCGTAACCGAAGTCGATGAACACTGCGTCAGCCTGGTACTGGTCTTCAAAGTCAGCGATACGCTTCGCCATAATCAGATCGTCAGTGGTCTTGTTGCCAGTCCACAGCACCTTACTGTGCAGCCCCTGCCGCAGGTATATCACAGCGTCATCAACGCCTGAGTATGCCGGGTCAACGCCGATTATCACCGGAGCATGTGCAACCTGCGCAGCGGTGACCACCCGTTTCATTGCCTCGTCAGTAAGTCCGGTAGGGATAAACTGCAATTCAGATGCATCCGGGAATATGCCGCGCACACGGATTTTAACGAAGTCGCTGTCTTCCCCGTAGTCATCAACCCATTTCTGCAACTGCTGTTTGTTGGTGCCTTCCACCGTCCGGCTGTCAATCTGCGCAGTTTTCCAGCGGTGTTTATATTTGCGGAAACATTCGCGGAAACGTCCGGTATTACGCGTCGGGTTTCCGAACGCCACCCAGATAATCTCAGTGTCTTCGTCCGTTAGCGCACCCTCGGCAACTTCCCACACCAGATCCGCAATGTTCGACGCTTCATCGAATACCACGATGATGCGTTTGCGCTCGTTGTGTAGTCCGGCGAATGCCTCAGTGTTGTGCTCAGACCAGGGTATTGCGTCAGCTCGCCACCGCTTGTCGTGTCCAGGATCATTGCTGTACATCGCGGTAGCGGTACAGGTAAACCAGTCTTTCGTGATAGCAAGGTTCGACCACTTGATAATTTCCGGCCAGGTCTTCGTTCGTAGCTGGTTGTCGGTGTTGGCGGTCACCACAACCTTACAATCCTCGCAAGTGGACATGCCCCAGTTGATCAGCATTGAGATGAATGCGGATTTACCAATACCGTGACCCGAAGCGCGTGCCAGCATAAGCGGCTGATAGCGCGTCTCTGGATTCTGCAGGTGATCACGTATCTCTCGGAACGCATCAGCCTGCCACTGACGTGGACCGGTGGCATGTGCCAGTTCAGTCCCATCTTCCCCCCACGGGAACGCATAGAGGGCATAGCCAAGCGGATCGTGAGTGAACCCTGCAATATCCTCGATTAACTGCTCTTCAGGAGATAACGCTGTATCTGTCACTGATTACCATCCTGACGTTCTTTGAGTCGCTTCCTGGCTGCTGCTATGCGATCAGCAATTGTCACATTCACATTAACATCCAGACGTTCTTTGAATGCGTTGACATCAACATGCTTACCAATCAGCTCAAGGTTCTTCACCTTGTCAGGCCATTTAATTTTTTTGAGGATTGTCTCTATTGAATCCTCGTTCATGTTCATGATGGTCGATGACAGATCAAAGCCACTAAGCGTAGTGCGCCAGATTTTCGGCCACTCACGGATTGGTTTAAGGCTCCCATCGTCGTTGAGGATGTCGATCACGTCCATCTGGTCGATCTCCACCAGGCGCATGAGAACGTAATCAGCACTGACACGCATTCGTTTGTTGCGCTCCTCCATCAACTCGGCAATCCGTTTCTGAATGCGTTCATCGCGCATCATGACACTGGCTTTAACTGCCGCTGTATTTGGGGAGAATCCTGCGTTAATCGCAGCCTGAGTCTGGTTTTCAGGCGTTTTGATGTATGACTGGCAATAAGCCTCCTGCATTGCTGTGAGCGGCTTAAATTGCGTTGATTTGCGTTTATAGGTTTTAGGTTCAGCAGGCATCATAACCACCGTGGTAATTGTTACCGTTGTGGTAATAATACCATGCAAAATAAAGCCGCCATAGTTGGCGGCAGTATTCAAAATCCATCAAATTCATCATGCATAATCTACTCGTGACATGTCACACTATTAATTTCGTTTCATGCCAGCCTTTAGTCACCCAGCATTGCGAGTCACCATTACACGGGCATGAATTAACTGGAACTCTCTCGCCGCACTTACCGCAACGTTTTCTGCTGATCGATTTTATACGCCCGCGCACACGTGCATCATCCTGGCGGATCAGCAGCGCGATGTACTCGGCCATTTCATAGGGATCGCGACCAGGGCGCCGGGCGGCGCAGTTCCGCGCCAGCATTTCCTGCTCCTGCTTATCCAGCACCAGTTCAATTTTGCGCTCACCGGCGGCGGACTGCCGAGCGCGCTGCGCGGCTTTGCGTTCTGCGGGGGATTTAGCCACGAATCGCACTCCACGCCAGATTGATTAATGACTCCCAGGTAATATAAACCCGGATACCAGCAGCCAGGCCGAAACCAATCACCATGGCATAAAGCAGAGCGTTGCACTTGTTCATCACTTCACCTCCTGCGGCGGTTCTGGTAGCGGCATCCAGTGGGTTACTCCATGCCATATACCAGTTAAGGTTTCAAACCTTGGCTCTCTGCCTTTCTGTGTCTTGGCATATCCATTCCTTGTATATACGCATTGTCTAACTGCATATCCATTCCATCCAATAACTGTTTGTCTAATTTCAGGCATTCGCTCACTACAGCTTATCCAACCATCCGGAGTTCCCGGAGTTGGTCCATCGAATTCGGGCATGTCAGGACCTTTTCTGATAGCTTTAGCCAGCTCCAGCGGGTCATCGTAAAGCCAGTCGCCAGTTTGTGGGTGATTTGCTTCTGCCAGTTGCGCCGCCCATTCAAGGCCGTCTTTGTGACCTTGCAGATAGCCCAGCGGCAACTCATCACGATTACTTACATGTTCGGCACCCCGAAGCATGGCGGCGCGGAGTTTCTGTATCTCCCGTGCCATTATTGCGTCCTGACGAGGAGTGAACATATCACCTGCAATAATTCTGTTTAGTTCCTCGTCAGTGAACTCATAATCATCAGGAACATTGTGAACCTCAGCATAAAGAGGCTTTTTGGTAGAAATGGTCATCGTAAAACACCCTCCGCACTTACCAGTCCGTTTCGCAAAAGATAATCCATCGCCCTATCTGGTAATTTGCAATCAGGTTTTGCTTTTTTCAGTTGGCTGACCAATTGTTTAACCAGCACTGTTAATTCGATAACCTGGTAGCGCGGCAATGGTGAATTATCGGATTTGCCCTGACTTTCTGCGCTGCATGAATGCCCTTCCAGCCATGCCAATGCTTGTCGCATGAAATACGCAATATGTTTGCCGTGGTAATCGTCTTCATCGATGTGAAAAGCGATACTGCGGATGTATTCTATTGCGTTTTCAATAGCCTCCGGCCTTATCGGCGCTGACATATTTTGATTTTGGAGTGCCAAGACGCGGCAGGCATACTCAACGCCCTTAACTGCATCTGCGCAGTAGTTATAGCGATTGCATTCCACTAATTTCCGTTTGAGTTTTTCAATTGCCTGCGCGACATCAGCCTGTATTACAGGAACTGGCGGAACGGCTGTTTGCTCTCGAACGTCATTAGTCGCTATCGGTTCTGCTGCCAACTGACTGGCATATTTGTTAATGGTAACGATAAGCTCTTGCTCAGCCTCATCCAGACAATCACCGATACCTCGCCTGTCACCGTCAAAATCATCGAAATCGGCACGAATCTTGGCAACCTTCAGGATTGCGGACAACACCTCACTAGGAATTACCGGATAGTTGGTTGACGTTTCCGCGATTTCCCGAAAATTATTGGTTGACGAATTCTTGTTTTCCCGAAAGTTTCCGGACTGAAGCATGGCGGCGCGGCAGGCGTTCCATCCAGCTGTTCGCCCAAGCGCGTAAACTTCAGATGGCTCAAGATAATCAATGTCATGCCCGTCCTCATCGTCGTTCTCAGGTAATGCAGCAGGTACTACCGGTACTGGCGGAGCGGCGTAGACTTCAATAATCCCATTATCAATAGGCCACTCTCCATCCTTGATGTAGTCACTTGTGCCGTCAACTTGCTGTTCAGCAATGTGGAATGCACCAACTGGCTCTGCCTCAAGCGAGGCCAGTGCAATTCGTGCCAGTTCCATTTGTTCGCCACGGGTAAGCCCGTTATCAAGCGGATTTTTAATGAATAATTCGATACGTTCTTTGGTAATAGTGGTCATTTGTTAATCCTCAAAACTTTATGCCCGGGCGCAAAAGCACGTGTTTTGTCTTTACTTATTCGCCACCCGTCTTTACGGGCCTCTTTTGCACAACCAGACCATGACGTACCGATATACTCACCGAAGTCTGGCACTGGATATACACCTTCCGTACACTGGCGGCAGTCACAATAGAGATGCATGGTGTAACTTGCAGCGATAGCCATATCACTCTCCTTTGATGCGAATGCCAGGGGCGCGTGGCACATTAACTTCCACGATGCGCACAGTTGGTTTGTACATCTCAATCGCAGTCAGCCAGTCAGCGCCAGTCATGCGCTTTTCTGCATCGCCATTAGTCCACTTAACCGGTACACCAATAGCCTTCATCGCGATTTCTATTTCCCCGGCAATGGCGCTTTTTCCGCAACCAGTAAAACCAGATACAACGACCAGAACTTCACCTTTGGCTGGTTTTATTTCCCGCTCCTCTAGTTCAGCAATGCGCTTACTCCCATCCGAGATAACACCTTCGTAATACTCACGCTGCTCGTTGAGTTTTGATTTTGTCTCCTCAAGCTCAACTCTCAGCTTCCCAACCGTAAGCGCAATATCCTCGTTCTCCTGATCGCGGCTTTTGATGTATTGCAGGTTTCTTTCCCGTTCATCCAGCAGTGCCAGCACGGTAGCTGGATTGGCTGCGGCGATGAATTCAGCATTGGCCTGCTGCTCCATTTGGAAATCTTCATAGAAACGGCTTTCTGGATGCGCTCCTTCAATTCTGCAAATGGGAATATATCCAGCAACTTCACGATGAATTAGTGCATCATCACCATCAAATCGGCCATCTCCATATTCGAGCGACCACTCGCCACACGTTGCTTTCTCTGCCGCCTCACGCAGTGCCTGATAGTCAATCTTGCTCACTGGATGACTCCTTTACGAAGCTGTTCAGCAATACTTACGCATATCTCTGCGCCTCTAATCAGCCCCGGAACGTTCTTGTTTGGCCCAACTTCACCATCAACAAAATCAATCATCGCGTTACGAGCCATATCCACGCCCTGCGCCCGCACTTCAGCCAGGAAAGCGTCGGTGGCTGGGGTTTCCGTGAAGTTGTCCTCCCAACCGTAGTACTCCTGACGACAGAAGTTATTAAATTCCTTCTCCGACTGTTTAAGCCCCGCATTCTCCGCCGCCAGCGCATTAGCACGCACCAGTTGCACTTCCAGTTGCGTTGCCAAATCGCTGATCAGCTTTGCCACACTGCGCATATCAACGGCACCACATTCTGCTTTCAGTTCCGAAGCCATCTCATGCCCGGCGGCAACTAACCCTTTGATATTACTTTCCATCTTTACCCTCGCTTATCCACATAACTTATTGATTACATTGATAACTAAAAAGATCGTCGATTCAGAACTTTTCGATGTTCCAGCCACCACCTGCTTTCTTTGGTTTAACCGTTACCCCGATGATTCGGAACGGATACTGATCTGCGGCGACTTTGGTTTTCACCCTGGCGTCGTCGGTCCAGAAACCTTTCACTTCGTGCAGTTCCATCTCGCCGGTGGCGAGCATCACAGCAAAATCGGGCGTATAGAACGTGTTGTCAGCTAACCGCAGCTTGATACCCTCAAATCGATACCAGACGATTTCTCCTGCACGTTTACGCAGCTCAAGGTGCTGGCAATACGCAGATTCTGTTTTGTTCATCTGACCTGTTTTGAGTCGACCAAGAGCCTGTATCTGTTTTCTCATGATTTACCTCTGAGGTAATTAAAAACCACATAAGACACGAAATCAATAGATTTTAGAATATTTTATTACCTAACAGGTAATTGTCGAGGCGTAAAAAAATGCGCTATCGCGCTGGTATTACTTGATAAATCCTGCCGCCTTTCCCCGCCTGTATTCCTCCATCAGCCACTGCGCCGGTGTTATTCCCCCAAGGGTGGCGGCGTTAGGCATGCACCCGAAACTTCGCCCTGGTGGATGGTAAACGTCTCTCCCTGTGTCCGGAGGCGTACTCATGGGCTCTGGCTTTGCCTGTATGCTGATCACCGGATCGGGTATCTGCTGTCCGGAAGCCACCTTTTTCGCCCAATCATCGAGCAGCCTGCGTGCGTGTTTCTCAACCTCAATCTCGCTAAGCTGGCGCTGATACATTGCACGGCGGGTATCACATACGACCCAGTACATAACCGGATGTCGCCACGGGAATCTTTCGGGACCACCAGGATATAAACTTTTTTCCTTGCTGTACCGGTGAAACTCCGCCATCACATCGTCAATGGTGACGCCAAGAACCATCTTGCTGTCTTTGCACCACTTGATAAATTGCCCTGGAGACGGCCAGAACGGAGATTCACTGGCGCGGGCGTGGCGCATACCAGCAGAAACCTGTTCACGGGTTCGGATCCCCCCTTCGGCAAACGCAGCAATCCACTGCTGTTTTGCAGCAACTTCCTGCTCTGGCGTCTTCAGGTTGGTTACCACTGCCGCCGGAAACAGTTGTTTCAGCTGTTTAAAAAGGGCATCAACAAGCCTCTCTGCTGACATGTTCACCACATTGTCATTGTTGACGTACTGATGCTCATAACCTGACATGCGAGAAAGGGCTTCTCCGTCACGGTTTTGTATCGCGGTAAAAACGTTGTTCACAAGAAATCCTCCCATGCTTCAGGGCTGTTCCAGTGCGGAACGTTGTTATCAGGTAATGTTGATTGCTTCTGTCTGCTAATCTGCAGCCGCCTTGCCAGCTTCTGCTCCCACTGTGCCTGATGGTATGCCTTACCCTCAGCCATCCAGTAAATTCTGAACTCTGCAAGTTCCTGTGCCGTTGGCAGACTGTCCAGGTAGATCCCCTGCAATGAGCTTTTCCGAAGAAAGTCATCTGATGGCTGCCATTGTTCATGCATGACAAATTTGCCTAATTGCCCTGGCCCACCAGGAGGAACAAAGTTATTCATCACGGCGTTGTTTGCTCCGGGGTCATGAGGCACAGAATCCCCGCTTTTTGTCCTGCTCTCCCTCTCTTGGTTAAATGACTGGTTATATGACTGGTTCTGGATCCCGTTTTTGGGATCATTCAACATCCCGTTTTTGGGATCATTCAACATCCCGTTTTTGGGTATATTCCCGTTTTCGGGTATATTCCCGTTTTCGGGTTCATTGCCCCCCTCCCGGTTGCCTTTAATGTTCCCGTTTTTGGTTATATTAAGAGAGAAAACCCGCACTCTTTTTGTCGCTCCCTTTCTCTCTCCGGTATCTGAAATAATCCCCATTTTCATGAGCGATATAAGCCCGGCCTGCACGGTTTTTTTATTCAGGCAAGTGTCTTTAACGAGGCGTTCTATGCTGGGGTAGCAGAGGTTATATTCATCGGCTCTGTCAGCCATCGAGAGCAGTATGAGCTTTAATGATGAGCTACCTGGATCTGTCTCCCAAGCCCAATCTGTTGCATGTCTGCTCATGATTAATCTCCGCTATCAGCTTGAATGTTGTGGGGAGGAATTAATCATGATCTGCTTAATCTCTGCCCTGATGCGACGGTTTGACTCCATGGTGCACTCAACACAGTGTCCGTTGTAAACCCAGCGTTCACTGTCATGTCCGTGCTTACATGGTTTTCCGGTGTAGTAGCGTTTAAGTCCGCGCTTTGCGGCATCAATACGTGTAATGATTTCCATGGTAAGCCCTGTTATTAGTATTGGGATTACGGTTATTTTGTGCTGACACAAAAAAAAGATCAACCAGATTTGGTTTTTTATTACCTTTGAGGTACGAATAGATATGAAAAGACCGCCGGATGGCGGTCTACAGAGGGTTGTTGCCAGATATCATGAGTAGAAGAAGTATGCCAGTTCCGCTTTTGAGCGCAGCCATTGTCTTGTTTTACAGGCTTTAAAAAGCCCATTCATCAATACCTTACCTGGCATTTTGCGCTTACCTGTTAAGTGAGTCTGGATATAGTGACTCGTCGTTCCGGCTTCCTGTGCGAAGGCTTCACGCTCATCCGGAGTAAGTGCAAGCCAGTGCTTTTTGAAATCGAAATGTCCGTTATCGCTCATAGCTATTGCCTGATATTTATTTCAGATAATAAATATTCACCCATAAGGTAACAAAAATCAAGGATAGTTACCTATGGGGTGCATTTACCTGTTGGGTAATATTGCTTTAAATTGAATCATCTACTGATTCATATATGAGGCGATTTTCCAGAAAATGAAAAGTATCCAGGACGTCCGCAGGCAAAATCTCAACGACTTGATCGACCGTGAATTCAATGGTGTTCAGACGCGGATGGCTGAAAAACTTGGAACTCAGGCAAATCTGGTAAACCGCTGGGCTCTTGGCAAGAAGGTTATCGGCGACCAGGTTGCACGAAAAATTGAAGCTGCCGCCAATAAACCCCGTAACTGGCTTGATATCGATCGCTCGCTTTCTCAGGAAGGTTTTCAGCCTGTCGGCCCAAGCGACATTGGCCAGCTGGCGGCTCACAACCTGGAACGCTGGATGAGCGAAAGCCGCGACCTTTCAACACAGGGAAAACTTCACCGCGCATCCGGCGTAGCCCAGGTGACAATCAGCCGCCTGTTAAACAATGAGGTCAGCGTTTCCATTTCCACCCTGGAGAATGTTGCATCCGCATTCGGGCGTCACGGCTATGAATTACTGATTCACCCGCACGACCCTGCGACCATCAACTATGATCGCTCGCGCTACGCATTGTTACCCGAAACCGAGAAAGCAAAGATCGAAAGTTACATTGAATTTGTCATCAACCAGAACGAAAAAAACAAACAATAAAACCATATTTTTCAGTAAGTAAGCCGCCTTATGGCGGCTTTTTTATTGCCTATTCGATTACCTAACGGGTAATTTTTTTAACTCATATCTATTGACATCAAACCATATACGCATAATTATTACCTCAACGGTAACAGACCGAGGTAACAAGTTATGCAGTGGAAAATCATCAACGGTTGGTACTGCGTTACTGCATGCGGATTCATGAGCTGGAAGTTCCGCACCTTACAGGAAGGCATTAAGTGGGCTTTCGTCAGCAAAGAAGCTCGCGATGTGGCCAACGATAACGAGATATGGGAGGGCTGATAATGAACGTTAATCAGCAGAAAAATCTTCAAAAAATCATGCTGGCATTCGACAAGGACTACCGTCTGTCAGAACAGCTATATGACCGACAAGTTGAACTGATTGAGAGTATCCGGCTTCATCAACTGGCATCAACTTTCGACGTTGTAACAGTTAAAGGCGTTCGCCAGGAAGTACTGGAGGCCGCTAAAGACAGCCCTGAGTTCGAAGAACTAATGGATGCCTACCGGCGCGAGGCAATGGCAATTATCGCCCGCTGGGATCTGGCTGATCAGCTTGATGGGCAGAGGGACGCGGCATGAAACCGGGAATTTATTTCGACATCAGCAACGAAGACTACCACGCCGGTGACGGCGTGAGTAAGTCGCAACTGGACATGGTTGCCAAGAATCCGGCGCTTCTTAAATGGGTTCAGGCAGCACCAGAAGACGAAGAGAAAAAGTCTGCACTGGATATGGGAACCGCATTGCACTGTCTGCTTCTGGAGCCTGGAGAGTTCGACAAACGCTTCATTGTTTCACCGAAATTCGATCGTCGGACGAAACAAGGTAAAGCTGACGAAGAGGAATTTCTTCGTGATGTGGCGGATATGGGGATTACGGTACTTGATGCCGAGCAGTGGCGGAAACTGGAGCTGATGCGTGATAGCGCAATGGCTCACCCGGCGGCACGCTGGATGCTGGAAGCACCTGGTTACTGCGAAGCATCAATGTACTGGAACGATGAAGAGACGGGGGAGTTGTGCCGAATTCGTCCAGACAAATGGCTGAACGAGCACAACGTGATCGTCGACGTGAAAAAGGTTGCAGATATGGACCGTTTTGCACGCCACATCGAGGAATTCCGCTACCACGTGCAGGACGCAATGTACCGCGAAGGCGCAATGAGGGTTACTGGTCAGCCGCATGGTTTTTTCTTTCTTGCCGTGAGCGAAAGCATTGATTGTGGTCGGTATCCGGTACGCGTGTTCGAGCTGGATGCGCAGGATGTCGATGCCGGGCACGCTCTGTTCCGCCGGGATCTGAATACCTATCACGAATGCCGCATCAATGATGAATGGGGCGGTGTGGAAATCATTAAACGCCCTGAGTGGGCACGCAAACAGGATATGTACATATGAGCAACGACATCGCAAACATCAACGCACCAGTAGACACAGCAATCGCTGGAACTGCTGCAACTATTTTCAGCCCAGACGGCTTGAACCAACTGATGAAATTCGCCGAGGTAATGGCGCAAAGCCGCGTAACGGTACCGGCGCACCTCGCCGGGAAACCAGCTGATTGCATGGCCGTGGCAATGCAGGCTGCGCAGTGGGGAATGAACCCGTTTGCCGTGGCTCAGAAAACCCATGTTGTGAACGGCACGCTAGGTTATGAAGCCCAATTAGTAAACGCAGTTATCTCAACGATGTCGCCAACAAAAGATCGCATCAACTACGAGTGGTTCGGGCCGTGGGAACGCGTGATCGGTAAGTTTGTTGAGAAAACATCCAAAAACGGCAATCCATATATCGCACCAGGCTGGACTCTAAAAGACGAAGAAGGCTGCGGTGTTCGCGTATGGGCAACCATGAAGGGCGAGGATCAACCTCGAGTGCTTGAGTTAATGCTGTCTCAAGCACAGGTAAGAAACTCCACACTTTGGGCCAGTGATCCGAAACAACAACTCGCATACCTTGCGACAAAACGCTGGTCTCGCCTGCACTGTCCTGACGTAATCATGGGCGTCTACACCCCAGACGAATTACAGGAAACGGCACCGCGCGTTGAGCGAGACATTACTCCGCAAACGACCACTGCTGCGGGAATGAACAGTCTGATCAACGCTAAACCAGCGAAAAAGCCTGATGAGCAAACGCGTAAATCGGACAGCCGTGATCCAGAAGAAATGCTGATGGCCTTTACCAGCGCAGCGATGAATTACAGCACTGTCTCCGAACTGGATAAGGCTTACAAATACATTGCACAAAAACTTTCAGATGATGACGAACTGCTGGCAAAAGCAACCGACGTTTACAGCGTTCGTCGGGAAGAATTAAACGAAACATCTATGTAACCACCACCGCGGCGCCACGTGCGCCGCACTGCAACCAAGAGAGGTATTCATGAAAGGTGCATTAGGTAAGAAAGAACTCCTGGCGGTGGTGCCACTGTCATGGAGCACTATCGACCGTATGGAGCGCGCAGGGGAATTTCCTAAACGCTGGTATATCACCGATAAACGCTGCGCATGGAACCGTGATGAAGTTGAGCGTTGGCTTGATGAACGTCAGGCAGCAAGCCCGGCAGAGTTCCAGGGTAAAAAGCCTCCTGTTCAGCAACGTGTATATCGTCCCGTGAGCAACGCTGCATGAGTGCGCTGCTAAGGCACTGGAGCAAATGGTCAGGATGGTACTTATTCCTGGCCTCTGTTTCAGCATGGCTTTATCTGCTGGCATTAATTTTCAGAGAGGGTTGGATTAAGTGAGAAAGTTAAGCCGACTTGAAAAATATCACATGAATAAGGTTTCAATGCGCAGTCCGTCAAAGATTGTCGCCGTTACTCCTGCGGCGATAGAGATCGAAAAACGCGCGATTGAAAGAGAGAAAAAAGGGCAATTCCGCATTGCCGCTCACCTTTGGCTTCAGTGTATGGATGTTGCTTCTGGTGATGTTGAACGTGCAAGGATCGCGGTTCGCAGGGACCAATGTATCACAAAAGGTAACGGCCTTCGCCGTGGCGACTATAGCGGCATAGGATGTTGTGGGGTGGTTTATGACTAAGAAATACACACTAATCTATGCAGATCCACCCTGGGTATACCGGGACAAAGCCGCAGATGGTAATCGCGGTGCCGGTTTTAAATATCCGGTTATGAGTGTGCTGGATATCTGCCGCCTTCCTGTGTGGGATTTGGCCGATGAAAACTGTCTGTTGGCCATGTGGTGGGTGCCAACACAACCACTCGAAGCACTAAAAGTTGTTGAAGCCTGGGGATTTCGTCTGATGACGATGAAGGGCTTCACGTGGATAAAATGTGGTAGTCGACAACCAGATAAACTGGTTATGGGTATGGGACACATGACTCGCGCCAATAGTGAAGATTGCCTGTTTGCAGTAAAGGGAAAACTACCTCCACGCATTAATGCAGGGATCGTTCAGTCATTTACCGCACCGCGGCTTGAGCATTCAAGAAAACCAGATGTCGTTCGTGAAAAACTTGTGCAATTGTTAGGCGATGTTTCTCGCATTGAACTGTTCGCCCGCCAGACGTCTCATGGCTTCGATGTTTGGGGTAATCAGTGCGAAGACCCGGCAGTGCAACTACACCCTGGATACGCGTTGGATATTGGCGGATTAACAAATGCATTCAGCAATGCTCCGGTGTCACCAATAGACAACCAGGGGCGGGAGCGTGCAGCATGAACCTATATCAACGCATCAATGGCGCTGACTGGTGCAATATCTTCGTCGTCGGCGATCTGCATGGGTGCTACACGCTGCTGATGAACGAACTCGACAAAGTTTCATTCGACCCGGCGCGCGATTTACTTATTTCCGTTGGTGACCTTGTTGACCGCGGCGCTGAAAACCTCGAATGCCTGGATTTGATTACTATGCCGTGGTTCCGAGCTGTTCGTGGCAACCATGAGCAGATGATGCTGGATGCACTGGTCAACGGCGGAAGTTTCGGACATTGGATGTCAAACGGCGGTGGATGGTGGCACCAACTTGATTCTGAGCAGGATGTGCAACTCAAATACCTTCTGCCAAAGATTGCCAACCTCCCGATGATTATCGAACTGGTTACCGGCAATAAGAAGGTCGTCATCTGTCACGCAGACTACCCGCACAACGAATACGCATTCGATAAGCAAGTACCAGAAGAAATGGTGATATGGAATCGTGAGCGGGTTAGCGACGCGCAGGACGGTATTGTCTCGGAGATAACCGGTGCCGATTTGTTCATCTTCGGTCATACGCCAGCACATCACCCACTGGTGTATGCAAACCAGATGTACATCGACACCGGCGCAGTGTTCTGCGGAAATCTGACGCTTATCAAAGTCCAGGAAGGATAGAATTATTTATTACTGTCTTCCATCCACCTCTCAAACTTCGACGGGGAGAACGGAATCAGATCCGTATGCTCCCCGTTAATCCAGGAATCAATCATATCGGCCCACTGCTGCAACATGTAGGCGCGCTGTCTGGCGTATTCCGCTTTGTTATATACGGCGCGCACACCTTTCTGCTCATGTGCCAGAGCCTTTTCAATCCAGTCTGAAGGATAACCAGCCTCATGCAACAACGTACTTGCTGTACGGCGCATATCGTGTACGGTGAAGTCCTGAATATGCTCACCATCTTCATTTATTATTTTCACCGTTCTGTCGATCAGAGAGTTCAGCGCGGCATTAGATAATGGCTTCCGGAAATTGTAACGACCAGGAACCAGATATTCACTTCCACCAGCGCACATCTGCAACCCAACCAATATATCCTGTGCCTGTTTAGGCAGGTAAATAACGTGCGCCCGGCTTCCCTTCATGCGGTCTGAAGGAATTGTCCATGTCCATTTTTTAAAATCTATTTCATCCCACGTTGCATTGGTGAATTCGCCTTTACGAACCATAGTGATAAGCACCAGCTTTAAAGCCATTTTCATAGTGCCCATAGCACCAATGGCATCCAGCGTGCGGAAGAACAGGCCAATTTCTTCTGGTGTCAGTGTTCGCTCTCGTGGTTTAAATATGGCGATAGACGAAGGTTTAATGTCAGCAGCAGGATTAAACAAACCATGACCACGGTCATTGGCATGACGGTATACGCTGCTGATGATCTCCCTGGCCTGCACTGCTGTTGCCCGGCCGCCGCGTTCGACAATCCGGTCACACAAATCACGAACCATCGATGTGGTAATTTCAGCCATCATTTTGTTACCAAGAACAGGAAGTATGTCACGGTCGATCACCGCCTGCTTCATTGCGCGGGTACTGTCAGCCAGGATGACGTGTTTCATATAACTGTCGGTATGTACCGCAAACGTCTCGGCACCACGAATCTTTTTGATACCGTCACGTTTAGCCGCAGCCGGTGACTGGCCTGCTTTAAGCAGCTTCTTTGCAGCAATCAGTTCTTCTCGCGCTTCTGCCAGGCTGATACCGTCACGCCCATACTGCCCAATTACCAGTGTTTCGCGGCGACCGTTGATACGGTAGTCATAGCGAAACGAGACCGTACCTGACGTAAGCACAGCTACATACAGCCCGTCACGATCGGAGACCTTGTACAGTTTGTCCTGCGGCTTGAGGTTTTTTAATTTTGTATCGGTAAGCAC